CACAAACAATGGCCCAGGTGGTGCAGACGGTAGTGGCGTAGGTAACGTATTCGTTCCTCCCACAACCATTCAAGAAGCATTGGAACAGCGAGATACTACAGTTCGTAATGCTCCACCCGGTCAAGGTAGTGCTCAAAGTCTCGGCGGTATTCCAGATAACATTATTGAGATCATGGAATCCATTGAGAATGACATCTACAACCGTAAGGATGTGCAGCAAGATATCAAAATCAAGCAGCGCGTCATTATTGGTGGCGATGGTAAGCACGAAGATGCAGTACGCCAAGGTAAGTATGACAATGTAGAAGTCCCAAGCAATGTGCTGTTAGCAGCACGTCGTTTTGCTCGTGAACTCGAACGCCTCAAGCAGGATTGCGAGCCAACATGGCAACGGGAAATGTCATCTGGTCGTGTCAATGTCCAACGCGTAATTCGTGGATGTGAGATTGACAACGCGTTTGATCGATGGGAAGAAGGCAGCGATGGTACTGATATCGAAGCTGTCATGCTTATCGATCGATCAGGTTCTATGGGTGGAGATAATAACGACATGCGTGCATCAGAAGCAGGCTGGGTTATTAAACGCGCTCTAGAACAAATATCTGCCAGTACAACAATCTATGCGTTTGACGATAAAACCGAAGTAGTGTTTGATCGTAATCAACGTGCTAATAAGACATCATTACCGTTTGTATACGGTTCTGGTGGCACAAATCCACATAACGCATTGGTTGCTACTGAGAGGTTGCTAAAGACCAGTCGTCGTAAAACTAAGATGATGTTCTTAATTACCGATGGCGAGTTCGATCATAACAAGAATGACGATATGATCAAGCGCATGAATGCAATGGGAGTCATTACAGTTATGGTTCTTATTGCTAACCCAAAGCAGTTGGAGTACTTAGAGCGCCAGTACACAGAGGACGGATACAGTAAGCAAGGGTTGGACATGTTCCACTCTTGTACTATTCGTGGCTCTGTTACTACAGCGGCTGATTTACTTCCGTTTGCTAAGCAAGTTGTGACTACGACCATCAGGTCAGCTATTCACGCATAACACAACTGAGTGGGCGCAGAAATGCGCCCACTCATTATTAACATAAAGAGAGGAGCAACATGAACCGGTCAGGTGTTAAAGACTATGCATCGGCAGAAGCATGGCTACAAGGAGCACGCTCTGTTTTCAAAACAGAACGAACTCTTAAAGAACCAGGTGTAAAGCTAGTAAGAATAAACCCAAACGCCATTGCGGTACGTATTACAGGGTGGCATGGTGGAGATTACATCGTATATAAATCAGATGGGTCTATCATCTTGCATAGACCAAGGTTTGGATACCAATCCATTAGACGTATCTACATGGAGTACGTTCCTAACTTAAAAATGGTCGTACGCAAAGGTCACTTAGTAATTAGCCTTCCCGTTGACGGCACAACGCCAAGTAAGTTACAGAATTGTAGAAAATGTAGCGGTGTTGGTACAGTGCCTGGAACTTGTTGGGGTCCAAATGGCTGCAGTGATGAAAACTGTGAACAATACCAAGCAGTTCTAGCAGCAGCAAAAGTTGTACAAAGCTTTGACTTCATCAACGAGAGAGATAATTGGGATAAAGCACAAGATGCTATGTGGGAAGCACGAACTCAACACAAACATCGAACGTGCATACATGGCTATACGCAATACCATCAAACACCTAAAGAACGTGCTAAGTGTTGGAACTGTAACGGCGTAGGAAAGAAAGAATACGGTAACAAACTCAAGGGGCGTGTTTGGGATAGCCATTCACCCATTGGTATTGATGCCAACGGTAATTACTTTGAAGTAAGTAACTAAGGAGGAACTATGTTCATAGTTAGTGACCCAGATACCCAATCAATGATTGGTGGGTTTAACACAAGTGAGGATGCGAGTAGTTTTATCGCAAAAGTAGAAGAAATGTCTAACCACAACATATTTTCCCTGGAAGTGTATGAAGTGGTTGACTCAGATGAGTGGTTGTTTGATAACATGGACAACCTAATAATGTCTAGTTGCTAGGAGGGCAAATGACAACTAATAATAGAACGAAAGAAGAGTTAGAAGGTTTTCTTACTTTTCTTAAAGAACACCCAGATGCACGTGTAAATCATTTTAAACTGTTGCGTGACACCATAAGCGTGTACAACGCGCCACAATTAGTGAAGGTAGCCGACGTGGCTGACGTAATTAAGTGTTTATCAATACGTGACGCCATGTTGTATGTCTTTAATGAGTCAAAACCTGCTAGGGATGCTTTCTTTACGTGGTGGAACTCTAAAACCACAGATATACAAAACTTGTCACCTTCTGACAAAGCGCCCCTGCTTTGTTTAGTGTCTGGAGTATTGTTGTTAGATAAGCAATACGAACTTGCTAAAGAAGCTGCTGAGAAAGCAATTAATTACGACGAAGAGTATACAAATTTATCAAACCTAATTCTTACAGCAATACAGATGGATGATAAATTCATGAGCACTCATGGTGCAGCTATATTCTCTGGATCTATAACTTCTACGTCTTTTAAAGAAGTACTAGGGGTAGAGAAAGAAGAAGTCGATCTATAACTAAATAAGAAAGGCACATATGATCAAAAAAGTACGTGTCAGTATTCTCATAGAAGTTGATGACAGTCGCGGTATAGACCTTTTAAATCCTAGTAGTTACAATCTAACAATGCTAAGTAGCGACGGTCTCATTTTTGATATTGATTTAGATCGTAAAGGTGAAGAAGCTTTTCGACCTAAAGTTCGTATAGAGAATTAAAGCAGAGAGGCTCTAAGGTTGCACAGTAGCCTTAGAGCCTCTCATTAGTTACGGGAATAACTACGACCTTGAGGAGGTACATAACTAAGTCTATCTGACTTAATGTGTGACTCCCTCAAAACAATACAAATACCTTCCAAATTGGCGGGAACAGTGACTGAGGAGCACTAATGAAAATACACGATACTTTGCTAGCAACAGTTATGTATCTAGAGACCTATGAATTTCCAGAAGAAGTCTGGCTAGACTTTAAAGACACAGTTAGAGACGAAGATGGTTTTCCAGAACATGAGGAAGACATTCGTTTTGAGTACGCTGAAGAATTCTATGAGTGGTTGAATGAAAACTTTGAGAATGACTCAAGGATTATTAAAACTTCCAGTGATAAAATTCTTAATGGAGAAGCCGGAGACATTGAATGGGAGCTATGACAAAAAGTAAGCCCAACACAAACAAACCGTCAACCTTTACATTCGGTTGGTGTGGAGGATGGCCTAATGAGGTAGACCATGAAAGTTGCCCAAAATCTTATGTAACTGCTACAGAAAGCGCGAACCATAAACCAGGGGATACGGTTACTTGTGGTTGCGATTGCCATAAAAAGTCTGTGGTAAAATAAACAGATATTGGCTGAAGACGTTATCTCCTTTCACTTCAGCCAATATCTAACCCCCATAGCTCAGTGGATAGAGCGAAACACTTCTAATGTTAAGGTCGCTGGTTCGAATCCAGCTGGGGGTACAAATAGGTGAGGCAGCTGAAGGTGCAAGAAATCTAAGTCGGTTATTCGCAAAAGTACTGTACTGTCCTTCTGCCGCCTATTTTCAATAGGAGGCACTATGAAAAATAATAAACCAGGGGTATTTGCGCTTGCAATGATCTCCCCTAATAAAGAAATAAGAAGAGTTGTGCGTGAGTTAGATCGCGCAGGTTTTGAATGCACTAAAAAAGGTAACAAGCACATAAAGATTAAGAACCTAAAGACGGGGCAACAAGCAACCATTCCATCTACACCAGCTGGTAATGGTCGTCAACGGGAAAACATGTACATGACTCTACGTCAAATAGGGTTTGACGTGTCTATATTTAAGGGCACGTCTACAAAGAAAAAGGAGCAATCAAATGGGTGAAAAATATCCAACAGTAGAAACAATAATTAATCACACCAATGATTTAATTGCAAGTATTTGTGATTTAATTATGGCTGAAGCGCGTAAAGACGCTGTACCTCAGCATATGTACGTAGGTATCAGCCGTCTGCAAGAAATAATTGATCAAGTTAAATCAAATAAAATTGAGGTTTAATGGTTAACACTTTTTTACCTGATGAGAATTTTTATGTTTCAGCTACAATTCTTGACTACAAACGTCTAGGAAAACAACGGGTAGAGGCAATACAAATTCTTAAAGCCAACCTAGGCTACACCGTAGGTTGGGTCAACCACCCAGCTGCAAAAATGTGGAAAGGCTACGAAACAGCTTTATGTATGTATGGGTTAGAAATGTGCTATGAATGGAAAAATAGAGGTTACAAAGACACCTGTAAAGATAAATTTATGGACTTTTTAACGGAAGCATTAAAACTTAGTAACGGGGAAGTTATATATCCAGATTGGATTAAAAACCAAGATGTAATTGACTCTCATAGATCTAACTTGCTTCGTAAAGACCCTGAGTACTACGGTAAATTTGGTTGGGATGTTGAAGATAACCTTCCCTATCTGTGGCCTACCGATTTAAAACAACAACCAGCGTTAGTTATAGAACGCTCAATAGTAAAGGAAATAGGTTAAAATGGCAAAAGTAACATTAAGTAGTATGACAAGCATACAAGTAACTTATGACATGCAAGAACCAACATTAGCTGACGTACGTAAGTTTGTAGAACTTGCAGATAAATTGGGAGTTCCCGATGATACCTATCTTTTAGACTGTGTATTGTCGTTAGATGTTCCTACAGTATCCGTTGAGTTAATATCGTGTGGAGAACACGTACCTGGTCACGATGACGTTAATGATATCCTCGTGTATACACATAATTGTAAATCAGAATTAGAAGAACGTCAGTTAGCTGAAGACACCCTTTAACAAATAACAATAGCCCCCGGCCTTATGGTCGGGGGCTATTTGTTTGTGTTGGGCCATACTTGGGCCCTTTTTTACTTGTATGCAGGCTGGTAGTTGCCGTGCTTGTTATATTCACCATTTATATTTGACGTAGGTACACTTGACGGAGTGCGTGTGCCTCTAATGGAACCTACAAGTCCGGATAGAAAATCAAGTTTTTTCTCTATAGTAATTAAACGAAGAGATACATCCAGCATTCCTTCTAATGCTGAAAGACGTTCATCCATATCATCATAACTAACCATTTTTAATCCTCGTCATCTTCATACATAGGTGTACTCATTGGTTGATTCCACCAGGGGTCACGTTCCATAATGCACTTCCTCTTATGCGCTAGGGATCTCGCAGGCATCAGTGGTGCAGTAGGCTTCTCCCACAGCGTCTAATGCCTTGCTCTTATAGATAGTTTTTAGGCTAATCTTCTTTAGCTTACCAATGTAAGACTTGTAGTCTTCTTCTGAGATCTCAGTGTAAGGCTGCTGTGGGTACACGTCTTTACCCTGTGGCAAGAACGATACCGTCTTTAACCGGCCTTCGTACATGTGAAGGATTGTGCCTACGTGCTTTGCCTCTGTTTCTTTATCAAAACTGAGAGTTACTGATACTGAGTTATCTGACCAGTATTGCTGCGCAAACGCCGCCAAGTTAGCCTTCTCAAACAAAGATACTTCACCTTCAGGGCGTACAGCTACAGACTTAACTGGGAAGTACACGACAACGGTATTATCAGGATCGGTTACTGAATCCTCAATGAGATACCCAGCCTTTTCAAATAAAGGAACCATAGGGTCAATCTTTGAAAAACGAATTGAACGCAGTACGTACTCTCCACCTACTGGCCAGTGAACTCCAGGAGTCTCACCCGCAAGGATTGATACAGTGCCGGACGGCTTTACAGTTGTAGTCTTAATTGACTCACGTACACACAACCACTCAGAATACATAGTGTCCCACTTTTGTACTTCGTCATAGCCGTTGTCCAGCCAGTCACGTAGTACCGGAAGACCCTTAACATCAGCAAATGCTGCTAGTCCTGAAACTGAACAGCCAATGCGGCGGTTACGCTGCATGATTGCGTTGGTCTGCTCCCAGTGTGTTGGGATGAGAGTTACAGTCTTGGCATAAAGATATGCAAACTTAAGAGTACGCATAAAATCTTTTAGATCTTCGTGACGATTGATGTAGGTTTCTACAAGCGTGCAGCATTCATATGATTCAAGAGACTGTTCTGCGCAAGGATTGTACCCAGCAACCCGGTAATCTTTGTTATTAATTGGGTCACCAATACGGCCATACTTGCGAGAAGTATCCAGCCAGATAAATCCAGGCTCACCATTAAGAGCAATGTTCTCTACAAACGGAGAGTAATCCATTCCAACAGTTGCTTCTAGAGAGTTATTGGACATCCAACCCCAACCCTGAGCTTTAGGATCGTACGAGTTGCGATCTGGAAATTTCTCTGGATTCTTAGCATTAATAAAATCAATGTCATCTGGCTGACCTAAAGCTAACTCAGCTGAGCGGCGGACGTTGCCGGACACAACGCAGACACCAATGAGATTAGAAATATCAGTAATGAGAATTGAATCAAGTGACTTGTTAGTTGCCTTAGAAAGTACTGTAGTTAGCGCATCAAGTAACTTAATGAGCGGTGCTGGTCCTGACGAAGTTCCGCCAAATCCTTTGATTGGTTCTCCCGCTGGGCGAATTTCACTAAAGTCAAACTTTGGAAGTTTTTGTCCTGGCTTTAAGAAACTATTTACAACCATAGCCATAGCCTCTACCCAACCTTCGCGGGTATCTGGAATGACGTGAATATCATCAGTACGTTCTGGGCTGTATATTTCAAAACCCTTGTCTTTACCCTTGGTGTCGAAACCTACCCCGATTCCGAGCATAGATGCCTCCATTAGGAAACGAAAAGGTGCAGCCGGATCAGCCTTAGTCATATCGTTAGTTGATACAAATGCGCAGTTCTGAAGTGCTGCAGAATTACGCTTAGACATTACATACTCGGTGCCCATCATCCAAAGTCCACGACCTGGAGGAGTCCACTTCAGATTAAACAGGCGGTCAAAAGCTTCTTGGGCAGATGCCTGAGCTTGATGGCCGTTCCATGGGAGACGGTTATCTTTACAATGATCTTTCTGAATTGAGTACATTCCCTCAATGACCCGGCGGCATACCTCTACCCAAGTCTCTTTAGACCCGTCTTCTTTAAGACGAGAGTATGTACGCATAAAGGTAATTTCACCTACTGAATTGCCTCCGGCATCGGTATAACCCCATGGAACTTGGCGGTCTACATATGTATTTACAAATTCTTCATTTAAGTGAAATGAGAACACTTAGTCTCCTTTTTAGGTGTTTATGGCATAACAGTATCAACATATTTTTATATGTCAATTTCACAAGTCTATTTCACGGTGAAATACGCTTGTTATCAGGGTAGTACTTTTTAGCCCTCTATTTGATCAATGATGATCTCAGTGACGGATTCTTCAGACAATCCATCGTTTGGAAGTTGGTTCAAAACACTTGCTTTATCCCCAAATAAGTTACTTAAAATACCGCCAGAAGTTTGACGCTCTACGGTCATTCTAACAAACTCATTATTAGATTCTAGCTTCTTTAATTGCTCTACAATCTTAAACAGTCGGTCGATTTCTTGGCCGGTATTTGGGTCAGGATAGCCGCCGTTTAATTCTTCAGAAAACCTTGCAAATGCTACTCTTCCGGCCTGCATTTCAATAATTGCATTAAGCAATGAACGCAGTTGATCCTTAGTCTTTACTTCCACTGGAAGGTTAAATGCACAAGCACTTTGTGGGGTAAAAGCAGGGCAGTTTGCAGCCACAAAACAGGTGTCACATTGACGTAAAGATTGTGAGTTTGAGGACAATACAGGAGCGTCTCTGAGAACGTCTCTACCGGACGCATCTTTGTCCATAATGGTGCGTTGTTCGACCCCAAATACAGGCAGTGTACGTGTCTCTGAGGGCTCCCTAGGGGCTAATTCTTTCCGCACATGGACCACTCTATTATCAGGGTTTGCACCCCCTGTTTCCGCAGAACCTGGGTCATCCATGTCATCACTGTTATCAGATAACATAGGGCGATTTTTATCCAAGGTTTTCTCCAATTGCAAGTAGGACCAAATTGCAAGGCGGGTTACCTCGTTAGGGTCATCATCCATTATCTTACTAAAATCAAGTCCGGCACTCTCAATGATTCTCTTATACCGTGGGCGGGCTTGAGACTTCATTTTTTTAGGGTACCGGACAAGCTTGTTACCATCCCATACGATGGTTTCTCCGCGCATCATGGGACTTAGCCACGACATAGTGCTGGCGGTGGTAAAAGGTATTTGCCTTAGGTTATCTGGTTTAGCGCAAGCAATGCCGTGTATGTCTACGTCATATTGGCTCTTTATAGCCCTTACGCGGGACGCTAAGGTTAGTTCAGTCTCTATGGCTGCTCCAGGTATAGCAACGTGTCCATACTCTGTAGCAAGGTTTAGAAGCTCTACAGGTCCTTGCTCTACACTCCACAAAGGCCAGAATATTCCTGGGGTTGTGTAGCTCCAAAAGCTTTCTCTTTGGTTTTCAATCCAGTCTTCTCCAAGAATAGGATGAGAAAACTCAGTTGCCCCAGAAAGTCTTTCCTCATTAATAGATATCCACTCTTGATATTCCTCGCAGTACGCCTCGAGCTCCATAAGTGACAAATTTGACTTTAAGCTGCTAGAAACGCCACTATCTGCGTAAATCTTTGTTTCTTCAGGATATCTTTCTGAAAGTAAATAGTCTTTAGTTTTAGGTAAACCGCGTCTTTTTAAGGCCCAATAATTAATGCCAATAGATGAAGCACCTGTAGCAATAAGTAGATTTCTGTGAGAGGGAACTTCACCGCCCAAAAAGATTAGCTCACTCATTCAAATCGGAAGCCTTCGCTATCATTGCTGTTTAATTTTGCATATTTTTCAGCAATTAATTGCTTCTGTCTTTCTTGTTCTTTTGTAATTGTGTCCCAAGGACGTATTTCACGAGAAGACGGGAAATACTTAGGGCTAGAGAATAAAAGAGTAGGTATGCCTTGTGCTAAAGCTGCTGCACAGGCGTCTGGATCAGCATCTACATAAATCTCTACTTTACCCTGGGTGCGGGCAAGCTCTAAATGTCTAGCTTTATAATCTTGACCTGCATAGAAATGTGAACTATCCATTACATCTGAGTAATCAAATAAATAGTTAGTTTTTAACCAGTGGTTTATTTCTGCTTCATTGCTGTCAGTAGACAAAACTACTCGATAAGAAACAACCAAAGTTCTAAGAAGTTTAAATCCTTCAGGTATTGGATCTTTATTGGGCTTTCTTAAAACACCTTCAATTGAAATAAGTGCTGTCATTGTAAAGGACTCTTATGCGATATTGTGCGCCTAATTAAAGTGTCTGGGGTTGGCAGCTCAATTCCGTAAGTTTCTAGCTCGTCGCTTTTACGAGCAGCATCTCTATAATCTTTAATCATTTTAAGAGCCTGCACAATTCCAGACTGCTTACCAGCTTGCCAACGATAATTGTGATAATCTTCGTAACCTGCACCAGTCTTACTAAAAGCTATCTTGCGTCCATGGTGTATGTTTTCGTACATATCAGCTGCTTGATCAATAGCTAGTTGTAATTTACGTTCAGCGTTCACTCTATTAGCAGAGCTGGTTGACCCTCTAAATTCTGCAAGGGCCTGTCCATATCTGTTTACAAGCTCTATGGCAGTATTGTAATCGCGTTCAACACTTTGTCCCCAAACACGGGAATATGGAGGACTAGTGTCCTGTGAAGGTTTTACAGTCCAACCATCATTGATTAAATCGTAAGCGGCGTAAGGGTTAATATCAACTATGTTTGATTGTGGATTTACATAGTAAGTTAGCTCAAACCCTTCCCAATTAGAAGTCTTAGGCATAACTTGATTTGCAAACTCTTCGTTAAACATGCCTGCAATTTCTTCATTAGACATGCCCGTAAAATCAGAGTTTGTTCGTCTGAACTTTACGTAATCAATACCTACTAAGCAATCTAAATCGCCGGGCTGTCGTGCACTTTCCCACTGGTAAGACACACCAGAGCCAGCCAACCAAGCTGATACCCAAAGGTTAGGCTCTTGGTACATTACTGCTAAATGATCAAAGAGAATTCTTAAAACGCTATTACGGACCCAAGACCGTAGGTGCATTCCTTCAAACAATTTTGGATCAAGACCAGAAGAAGGCTCACTGAAGTATGATGTAGAACTTGGCTGAACGTCTACATCGCTAAAGGAATTAAAATCATTAATCATCCTCATCCTCTTCTTCCTCGACTAGTTTTTTGGCTTTAAGACCACGTTTTTTATAAATTTCGTTATCTTCTTCAGCAGGTTTGCTAGGAGAGATAAACCCACATTCTACATGTGCGTTGGAAAAACGCCAGGTCAAAGCCCAAACAGTTTCATTTGCGTCGCCATCTGAGTCAATGCTTAAGGATGCCTCACATGAGCAAACCAATTCTACATACATTGACCCAATACTCCTACGCCTGGTCAGGCGCTTGTGGCGCACGAACTTGTGATAATGCTGTCAAAGTATATTCTGCAGCAGCTTGTGCCTGAAGATCCATAAGGATTTCAGAAAGGTAGCGGCGAATTTCAATCATAGATGCTTCACGCTCTACTGGAATAGTTATAGCCTGAGTGTTGCGCTCTAAAAACACGGAGCCATCTTCTCCAATTGCAATTACAAAAGCTGCTTTAATTTTTGGTGCTTCAGGCAATTCTGGTGCTTCTGTTGAATTTGTTTCTACTGTGTTTTCCATATTTTACTCCTTGTACATACCTGCAGCACGGCGCTGCTTAGTCATTACGTTTGATTTAACTGGGCAGAAATCGCATAAGTATACGCGAGTTCCTTGTGATTTATCTGGGGCTACAAGCCCGGCTTCTTTACGTAATTCCGCTGTTTTTGGAATTAACCGCTTGCTTTCATTTTGCCAATCAGGGCAACTATCTTGTGGTCGTAGATGCTTTGAGTAGCAAGACATGGCATCTTCATAAAAAGTCGCACGAGTTTCGTAGTAGCCCTTATCAAGATTATCTAAACCGCCGCCAACTTTATCGCGCATCTGCTCAATTATTTCTTTGCGGTATTTTTCTTGAGCCCAGAGTTTAACTCCAATTTTAAATAAACTACCTGCGTGAGGTACGCCAGCGGATTCGTGACGCTCAATGAGAACAGCTAAAAGAACGTCGTCATCAGGGTTACCCTCAAAATCGGGAAGTTCTTCGATAGACTTACAGTTCCAGCAGTAAAGAATTCTAATTTTAGGACCTTCGTCCTTAATTTCTGTTACCTTGCCCTGGCCAGCAGAAGGCGTGTTATTGCCTTGTCCAATTATTGGAATGCCCACAAATGCTCCTAATAGTAGTTACAGGACTACTTTACAGGCACTTTTGAAGTTTATCCGCAGTTACAGAATACTAATTTTAATTTTTGTATTCTTTATGCCAATCTTGAGGCTCCTCAGCCCAAAAAGCGGCTTCATTCATGAAAGAATTGCCAGTTTTATTATCATTATTGTTGTAAGCAGTTTCGGCCCTATCAACGTGAAAATCATAGTGTTCATCAGCAGTCATAGGGCGGCTGGTGACATCTCCGCCAGAACCCGTAACCTCTACGTAGTGCACTCTATGGCCTTTATGCTGAAGAATTCGAGGTTTTGCAACTTCTTCAAAAGCTTTAGCATTAGTAGTTTTAGACGGGCTATACGGGCTCTGTGGTGGATTTTGCTTAGCTGCTTCTAATTTAGCTTGTGCTTTTGCATACTCCTCGTCAGTCATATAGCGAGTTTCAGGTTCTTCAGTTGCTTTAGGAGCAGAAGGTCTAGGCGCTGTTCCAGCACCTTGACCGGCTCTACTGGGGCGTACACGAGTTTTGTTTCTAGCTTCCTCGTATTCTTTGCGCCTTTGTTTAGCAGCTTCAACACGTGCTTCACGCTCTTTTTCAGCTTCAGCTAATTTATCTATGTTGTAAGTAGGGTTGGGCGGTCTAGGAACATGGTTACCTAGCCTTGTTGGGAACTCATATTTACGCCCTTGCCACATAACGTCATTTTCAGACCCCTCTTTGTTATAAGGAACAAAACGTTTTTCGTCATCCATTTATTTGCCCTTGAGATCTTGCTGATGAGATAGCTTCGTCAAGGATGCTTTGACGTTCAGAAGTTGTAAATTTTCTAGCTGCTGTTTGATGAGCGCGGTATAATTCCGAGCGTTCAACTTCATCTTTTGACATTGGTTGACCTTGTTTGTTTTTTGCTACAACTGTTGTTGGTACCCAATGATATTGTGGATTTCCGTACCTGTTTTTAACATGGTTTCCACTCTCATCATAGTGAGGAACAGCAGCTACCATTACAGCTTTGTCATCATGCCAAGCCATAGGATGGCCAGTATGATGCATTTTTACTGCTAATTCATAGGGCTTGCCAGTTGCAATCTTTGGAGCTCTCTCTTTAATTGCTTGCATACCAGACTCATCAGAGCCTTCTTTAGAAACTTCTGCGCCTAATTTACCTAATTCTCTTGCCTTTAAAGCTGAAACCATTTCTGGCTCTGCTTCAGCGACGTCGCTTCTTTGTGCTCCAAGAAGATTAAGTTGATATGCTCTAGCTTCGTCTTCTTGAGTAATAACGTTATCTTGTGGGGATACATCTACTGGAGAAACTCTTCCACGTAAACGAGCTTGATTTGGAATTGCTGGGGCATCAGCGGATGGTGGAAAAATGTCTGTAAGTGATTCGTTTGGACGTTCGGTTCGTAAACCTGGCTCTTGAGCCCCAGTTAAACCTCGTCCTTTTTGAATTTTTCTAAGACTATACATAGTTACGCCAACTTGTCCGGCGTTATCAACAGGAAGAGGGCGACCTGGCCTGCGAATAGGCGGAGCATCTGGTTCCCCTGCTGCACGTGCTCTTGACCTTAGTGAAGCGTCTGTTCCAGCAGCTCTACGGGCTTGTTCTTCTTCAGAAACTAATCTATTAAAATGCTTTACGGGATCAGATTCTCTTAAAAACTCTTTTGTTGGAAGCTCTTCTAAACCAGTACTTGGAGCCGGCGTTGGAAAAAAACTCTCATCTTCTCCAAGACTGCTGGCAAACATTTTTGAATGTTCGTAAGCGGCTTCTTCAGCAGTTAAAGGTTGTGCACCGGGGGCTACACCGTAATCTTCTTCTTCAAATGGGGATTTATTTTTTGTGGTCTCTAACAAATAATTTCTGCGAAGTGCTTTTTTAATATGTTCGGCAAATTCATTTGGAAAATCTTTTTCACCCTCTGCTAAAAAAGTAGTTGAGTTTCTTTGAAGACCTTTACCGGCTAAATGTGCAAAATTTAAATTTTGCTGCATTTCTTTTCCGTGTTCTTTACAAGCTTGGTGAACACTAAACTTATCTACAGAAGACTTTTCGTTACCTGGTTCATCAATAGTGTAGACAACATGAGTAGCCGGTTTAGAGCAATAAACAGTTTCTCCATTAGGTCCGCTGTTGGGGTAGTTACACGGGACGCTAATACTAGAGCTATTGTCCATCTCTCTCTAAATCCTGTCGTTTTAACGCTTCATCTAACAAAGCGTATAGTTCATCTTCACTACGTCTAAGGTGAAGCTCTTTGAGCATTCTTTGTTGATGAGATAGGCCCTCATCTAACTCATCTTCGTAAAGCATTACTGATCTTGATCGTTTGTCATGTAATTTCTCATGTAAGCAGTCGCAGATGCATACGCACGAGCGGTGCTATTACCTTTGACTTTGGTACTTCCAGGAGATACCTTGTCTTTTTCTTCAACATCAATAAAACCATAGTTGTTGAATGGGTGTAGATCATTACGGTTAGCACGAACTATTTCGTCGCCAAGACCTGGTGCAACAGTTGTATTTGGGCGAACCTTGCGGTACTTACCATCTGTTGCGCCTTCATTCATAGACTCATTTTGAGATCTAGAGTTGTTAACTGTCATTTTATATATCCTTCTTTTGATAGGGTAGGGGGTCGGTTGTAAACCAAAGTTTTTCTGGCTGTGTAGGAATGTACCCACTGTAACCACTAGATGTTCTTTGTTTAATAAGAGAATCATACGCTGCAAGATGTTCGTCTTTAAGGCCTGCACGTTGTGCTCTTACTTCAAGAGTTGGAGAATTTATATCAGGCTGAGGAATGCTTATTCCATGGAGTTTAGCCGCTTCATAAATTCTATTAATGTGAGCAGCTTTTCCTTCAGCTTCTGCCGCTCCTTCTTCTCCAAGTTTATCTACCAAAGCAGATTTTTCTTTTGCTCGTTGTGAGGCTCTTGAAGCGTCCTCAACGCGCCTAGAAACAATATCTGGTTTACGGTTTTCAAGTTTTTGCGTTGCTTCTAATTCGTAAGAAAGTCTATCTTTAACTGATTGCTCAGACTTGTCGTACCATTCCCTTTGTTCATCAAGAGACATGTCTTCTTGTCCGTTTGCCGTTGTTTTCTTAGGAGCTCCAGCGTCTTTTACATAATCAACACTATGTACTTTGTCATCTGGGTAGAACGTCCCGTTTACATGGATGCCTGATACTCCATCTTGACTACCTGGTTCTACAGCACCAATGTGGAATCTTCCTAAAGCTCTAGGAATAATGCGGCTGCTTTGTTCTCCCCCACCAATGACAGATGCAGTAGGAACTTGACTATGGTCTTTAAGAGTTACATGGACTTTGTGAAAAGCTGCGTAAGCTGGATGACTTTTAAGTGAGGATCCCAGGCCTGCAACATGAGCTGAGGCACTTGTGCTCATGCCGCCGTTAAATGTTCCGCCTCTAAGCTCACGCAAACCACTAGCTAATGTTGATCTACCTGTTCTTGGGTCGTACCCAGTTTTTTGTGAAGTAGATTCAGTTTGAGCAATTCTTCCAAGAGTTCTAGCTGCTTCTGCTGGATCTGCAGTTTGTTCAAGCATTCGTTCTCTAGCGTAATCTACAGGATTTGCAGTTGAAACCTCTGGATTTACTGGACGTGTTGCAGTAACTCGCGCATATCTTTTTTGTTGAGCAGGGCTATCAAACTCATGAGTATGGTCAGGAGACTTTACCTTGCCGCAAAGTTCGCACTTTGATTCTTCAAATTGATCTTCACTATTAATCATGCCATTGCTCTCTTAACTCTTTTTCCAGCCTCTACATGTCTGCAGTCTGGGCATAGATTATCGTCTATTGCAAATAATTTTTCCACAGGGTTTACTAATGATCCGCATAGCTTGCAGTCATCAGAACTATTGTAAATTGTCTCATTACTCATCATAGTGGCGTCTGAGTTTCTTCTCTAATGTTATCTGATGAGCGGAAAATACCGGAAGAACGATGAGTTCTTACCATAAGCTTTGGAGAAAAACGACGATGACTTGGGTTTTTTTGCTCAGGGTCTCTTGCATCCCAATGAACTATTACACGGTCTTTGTGATCAATTTTTTCTGGGCTGCAAATACTCCAAGGACAAGTCTTATCTTGTGCATGTATAACTCCATCGTTAAATGAAGCAAAATGACGAAAATCACCAAGAGTAGAGTTAGGTCCAAGACGTCCAGTAGCTGCGTAATCACTACTTACATTAAAATTTGACCTAGTGCTGCTGATATTATTAAGGTTAGTCCCATGAATTGGGCAATCTCCCTCTCGCCCTAGTTGAGCATTACAACTTGGGCAATTTCCTGCTGCCCGTCTGCTAGCAACTTCTTCATTAACATGAGCTTCAAGGTTTGTGTTTTTGTCTGCGTTAGCCATTATTAATCCTCTTAGTTACCACGCGGCGTTGCCGGAGGTATTTCTGCTAGTTCCGGAGAATCCGGCAGCTCCGCCTAATTCTGTGCGCGGCTCTGCGTAGATATCATCTACATCCATGATGTCAGAAATACCTAATTCTCGTGTTCTATACCCAAAACGAGACCTAAATAATTGTATTTGTGGCAGGGGTGGTCTAACTATGTCCGCTAAGAACTCTCCAGGCACAGTGTTAGCTGCTAGAGCTTGTGATGTGAGTTGCTCTTGCTTGTCTGAATAAGGCCCCATGTAGTCATATCGAGGACCTCTGTTGTCTTCATTCCAGGGTCTCCGGTTATACCGGCTATCTGCTGAATTCATGATTTACCACGTAGGCTTTAGATGTTGTAGGGATTGAGCCCTGTACTTATTTACTTCAGCTGGATCATTGGCACGAATGTTTGCCTTACCATCATTAACAAGGTGAGGTGCTGGCGCTAGCTGTGTTTGTGGGGCGTAGCGAGTAACCATCAAGTTAATAGCTCCATCATTATCGATAGCTTTGGCTTTAACCTTTAATCTTCTGTCAGGATTCATACCTTCAGGCCAGTAATATTCGCCCGGATCAATACGCTCACCTTTGTGCACACCTCGTTGATAAGCTCTTTGATTTTGGCGATTTTTAAGAGAATCTACAACAGTGTCAGTTCCGTTACCTCGGTCATCACGACGAGAACGAATAGTTCCTAGGTATCCATCTGGGTACTCAGCGGAAGGAGTCTTACCTACACCTAAACGAGCAAAGTCCATTTCACTTCGACCAGTTACAGGCGTGCCACCGCCACCTGTGGTGGTGTAAGAGCCAATAAAACCGTTACCACCCAGGTATTGCCAGTTTTGATGTGTACCAGGCATTACTTATCTCCCGCAATTGTATGCTTATTGCACAAGTTACAGAACCCCATGTCATCTACCGCAGGTTCTCCGGTTCTTCCTGTAATAAACTCTTCAGCTTTTGATGGCGTGTAGCCTGACCCTGTTTTAGCCCCATGCATGATTTTGTGCATCTGAGACAATGACTCTACGGAAGCAATCTCGTTTTCTGGAGATCTGCCGTATTTTGCAACTGGGCCAAAAGTATTGTCACTCATTTTCTCATTTTCCTTTATTTATTTGTAGATGTAATGCCAAAGGGCCCACCATTTCTGGTGAGCCCTCTGGTATTCGGTGCAACTAAGCTTTAAATTCTTGACCTTTATAAAGCGTCTTACCATCATCAATGTGAACTAGATCTACATGGAATGAGCCTTCATCTTTGTAGCGAATGACTGCAATACCTTGCTGCCAATTTTCCCAATAAGTAACTGGAACGCCTTTTGAGTCTACAGATCCTTTAACGCTAGGAACGTGGCCATCTATACGGCAAAGGCATCCTGGACTAATAGCCATAGCTTTAATCTTGCCTTCGCGGTCAAATGTAGTCTTTGATTGAATTTCTTGACGGTGTATGTGACCAAACACTGTGGAAATATGAGGCATCTCATTGGTATATTTCATAGCCGTTGATCCGCCTGAATTAACTTTATCTCCGTGGATCGCACGAAGTTTGTCGTTAATCCACCACATTCCTGCCGGATAAGCATCAATGTAGTCAACATTAAAGTCTTCTAGCCGAAGAAGGTAAGGCATAGACATTACCGGCCAAGAAGTTGGGGTATTGGCACGACGTAAACCAAAAGCAGAAAGTGCGTTAGCTTGCACAAACTTTTGCATACGGCGGTCGTGATTACCCTCAAGAATAATAATTTTTGCATCTGGCGCTGCAGCACGTTGTTCAGCGGCAAACAAACTGCCACGGTCAATAGCATGTTGAGTAGTAAACGCAAACGACGCTTCCTGCTCATACTTTCCTTGCGCTGGAAGATCAATGTAATCGCCAAGGTTTACTACTTGGTGTACTCCACCGTCATGCTGTTCAGCATTGACAATTTGTAAAGCCACAGACATAGCGTCTTCATCATGAAAAGGATCTAAACCCGTGTCCTCTAACTGGCGAAAACCAATCTGTGGGTCTGGCAAAATTATTGCCGTTTTCCAACCGCTAATTAATGAAGGTGTTTTCTTTGGCTTAACAGGTTGTTTAATAACTATAGGTTTTGCAGGCTGTACTACAGGCCATTCAGGGCCGTCATACTGTAACTGCTGGCGAAGTTTATTTAACTCGCTACCTAAACTAGACATGGGCACTCCTGGTTACGGTGCTTACGAATAGCTTCAAGACTATATGAAGCCCCAGCATCACGTAAGATTTTAAGAAGCTGACGATTAGAAATCGTGTAATCTGCTAAAGCTTCTACTAGCAATCCTTGGTCTTCTTCGCTAAGGGTAGTAGACCAATCACCAACTATACAACGCCTTATGGCGGAATCGCGTGTTTGTTTAAAATTATTTAAGGCGTCAGCCAACATACTTATTCTCCAATTAGTTATCCCGAATTGTAGAGTGGCCCCGAAGGGCCACTCGCTATATTAAGTTGTTATTTAGTTATGACTTAAATATACGACGAACCCATGCCGTCGTCAAATACCTTGCGGCTACGATTAACCGAAGGCTTTACGATACGACCACTAGACTGGGTTGCTCCCGCTTCAGGAGCCGTTGGAATTACAGTATTAACTGCAACCGCATAACGTGCGCCATTGCGTTCTGGTCCTGTGCCTACACTTGGCGACAGTACGTTAGCAGGCCTATTAGTAGGTCCAGCGTATGGATCTCCTGCTTGTGTGTTTTTGCGGGGCATTAGCGTTGCACGGCCGGTTTCAGTAGCTGAAGGGTAATTTGCACCCTCAATTGCCGATGTACCCATAGGAACGCGTGGTGCGCCTGTCTTGGCCATGCCAGCCAAAGCTTCGTCTACATTCTCGGAAGAATTAGCCACTTTTTACCTCATTCTAAAATAGAGTTCTATAGAAAACGGTACGCTTTCTACAAGAATTAATCAGCATTAACTCGCAGTAATAGTGAATACAATAGCTGAAATTGTACCTTCTCTGGACTCCACGCTGGTAAAGCCTGGCTTACAGACAAGATCTAGCCCTCTTGGGGCCACATACCCTCTAGCAATAGCGATAGCTTTTACAGCCTGATTTACGGCTGATGCACCTACCGCACGTATTTTTACCGTAGGATTTTCGTATAGTGCATGGGCAATTGCTGAACCTACGGCTTGGGCGTTTGAACCCCCACTTACCCGAAGGTACTTATCTTCTGTTATTTCGCTCACGATTAGTGTTCCTTTTGTTCGATGTTATATGAGCGCCCTCAAGAAGACTCTATATCAATATGTAAGTATAAAGTGCTCTAACTATCCCTAAATTTAGGGTCTTTTAACTTTTCTAATATTTCTATTTCGTATGCTAATACATCAGTTCCACGGGCAATGCGAGCAAGACCATAAGAATCTGCTCCATTGTCGTCATTAAACTCAACTCCCCATTTTTTATAAACTTGTAGTAACATTTGGTTTTTTTGTACCCCTGTTCCCTTACTTGTTACATATTTTTTTAACATTGTTGGGGGTACTTGTAAAGGAAATAAAGGACCTTGGTCGTATAAGCAAAGACGAACAAGACCAAATAGTTCACCTGAAATTATTGCGGAATGAGACATTTTAACCGGAGCTTCCATTGCTACGTCTAAAACTTTGTACTTATATATAGTCGTACTTAGCCACACATAAATATCTACAAGGCGTTTAATACCTGTTCCTTCTCCTTTGTAGACAAGAGTAAGGTACTTATCGTCTAACCCTAAAAAAGTTACGGCAAAACCTGTTAATGATTGATCAATACCTACAAAGCATTCAGATCCTTCTTTAAGGCCGCCATTAAATACTTTAGGATTTGCTGCCACGACGCTCTGCTTCTTCCATAGCTAACTCTATGGTGTAAAAGTATCCGGCCCCATCTACAAGGTTATCCCTTTTATGCGTAAAGGCTTCGCGTGCAACTTTCATTCCAACCATGCATAAACCAACTTGTTCTGGGGTAATCTCTTTATCTAAAATTACTGACCATATTTTTGCAATACGGGTGAAGTTATCTAAAGGATGATCGTAATAGTCCTGACGTGCACCGTTAACTAAAGAATTTGCTTCTTCTAAAATGCTCATGCTGTGTACTTCCTTGCACGAGCAGTAACACCACTGTTAGAAGTGCGACGGGTAAGCTCACGAGATACCAATGCAGTATCCCTTTCTAAGTTTTGTAGCAAAGTCTCAATAAGTTTACGGTAAGCATATTTAGAATCTAACTCTTCTTTTGCTTCAATTACTTTTGGATCTATAACAATATTTGCTTTGGCAATGGTAACACGTTCTCCCGAAGCGCCTTTCCAATGGTTGACCATAGCCGTAGCTTCTAGCACAGATACGTAGCGGTCAGCCTCACGCTCGTCAATAGCTGCTACCGCAAGTTGTGGAGCTACGTAATCATTCCAACTGGTTAACTCTACAAATAGTTCCATAAGATCATCGTCATTTAAATCTGTGATGTCCCTAGGAAGTGCTGGAATTTCATATGTTGGTTTAGACGGGATAATAAATCCTTTTGTGCTTAATGCATCAATAGCTTTTAAACTATTAGACATTTGTAACCTCCCTTAATGTTGAGCAACGCTTACAACCGTTTACTGGATCTATATTACATGCAGGTGGGCGTTGGTTCTCTACAGCCCATACAACGTCAAGAGCATTCTCAAATATTTCTGTGACATACTCTGGGTCGTATTTAACGCAGAACTCTTTATAATCTTGGTTAGCCTTTAACTCATAGATAAAAACAATTTCATCTGGAGCTGATTCAAACAGGCCTTCTTCAACCATTAAATGAGACAAATGCAAATACATTTGCCCCTGAAGCATGTGTGACCTGAAAGGCTGTTTGATTGCCCTCCAAGCAGTTTCCAGGTCACCATTGGCACCGACAAGAAGACTTGGAGCCTCCATGCGAATTGTGCCAGCCCCCATTGATTTTATTTCAATGAGGAAATCTTCATCAAGACCCTTTACCCAGCCATCTGCATGGCCGCGGATCATGTGCTTTTTGCTCTCTAACGGAACTTCACGATACTTAGCGTTGGAAATGCTTATGCCCCAAGAACGTTCATCATTTTTTTCCCATACGCCGTATAGGTTGCCCATGTCTGCAATCCAGTTTTGCCACTTAGCATGGATGGCATGGCCTTCATCAAAAATAGATTGCATACGTAAAGTTGGTTTATCTTGAGTAGCAACATAATTACCAGTTAAAGCATGGTAAGCGTGCAACGCACACCATTCAGACTTAATAAGGTCACTAGGATGCAAATAAGATTGATCTCTAAACTCTAATGGCCTAGTCAATATATGACGTTCTAATGGCCCCGTTAAACGAGTTATCCGCTTATTAGCGTCCAGAAAAGCCTTTAGGTTTTTGCTGGATATTTTTTGTGGTTTTGAAGGCATTTGATTTATCTAACCATTCATCTAGTGTCAGTCCGGCATTGGTATATTTACGAACCATAGCATTTCTTTCACGATGTGACAACCCGCCCCAAATGCCGTGAAGTTCTTCACGTTCTATGGCGTCAACAAGACATTCTCGTCTTACTGGACAAGCTGGTGCTCCATCAGTGCCAAGGCATATAGCTTTAGCTTTATCTGCTATTGGTGCGTATAGGTCTTTATCCCTGGGTGGAAAAAAGATCTCTGTATCTACCCCTCGGCATTTGGCGTCGTATCGCCAAGTCCACTCGGGGTCGTCGTCGTATCGCATTCATGCTCAATTCTATAGTTACGGAGTTCGATAAAATCGTATTCCGTCAAGAGCACGTAGTCTTCCCCGTTGAGGTGTACGCCAAGAACTGGAGTACGTCCATCTAAGATAGCCTCAGTAACAATCTTTTCAAGTACATCTGACTTAACTGAAAAGGATTTTTTTCCTGTCCATTTATGTTCAATCAAAAGATCATTAGTCCTTACATCTCCCTTACGTGACCAAAAAGCACCAGAAGCGGCTGTGCGTTTGCCGCCTAAAGCTTTCTCTAAACGTTTTTCATGTTTTTGAGATTGTATTTGGCCTTCTGACCTAGCCACTATTGTTCACCATTTATTGCTGTAATTGTTTTACAAGGGTAAGGAACTTTACATTCCGAGCATACTTCATTAGTGCTGTGAGTAGCCCAACTCATTGGGTAGTGCAGTTTACGTACCCGTTTAATTGCTTTCTTATTTTTTTTCATAATTGTTCTCCATTTAGTGCTTTAAGTAAGTCATGACCTGCAGAAATAAGGCATGTACTTTCTGTAGTCATCCAGAGTTCTGCAAGATTACGAACACGTTTAAGTGAATCATTTTGGTGGCTAATCATAGATTCAGCAGTCGCTAATGCTCTATTCATATCCTGAGCAAAATCCCTAATCATATAAGGGTCCATGTTATTCATTTTCATCAATATTCAAGATTGGAGGAATACCTTTAAGAGTATCCATAACTGCTAAGGACAGTTCATCACGAAGATCAATCTCTTCACGAATAGACTCTACTAAATTTGCAGCTCCCTGCCACTTGCGGTCTCCGTAGTACAACCAACCACCACGGCGGTCTACTATCCCATTGATGATAGATAAAGAGATAATCTCCTTGGCAGTGTCGTAAGATCCAGCATCAATAACCCCACCATCAGCAAAAGCAAAATCTAGGTAGGCGGTCTGCTGTGGAGGAAATGTCTTATTCTTAATAGTTCTTATACGAATAGTTTGACCTACACGGCGTTTCTCTACACCAGTACCTACCTCTAGCCAATCGTCACGCTTTACTTCACAACGAATAGCCATAGCATAATCTTTACCTAAACCTCCTGGAGTAGTGCGAGGGTCTCCGTGCATTACTCCAATTTTCATGCGGTATTGATTAATGAGAATTCCAGTAACGCCACGTTCTTCTTCTACTAAAGAACGCTTCGTTGCTTTAGAAACTTTGCGAAAAAACTTATTAGTCATAAGGGCTCCACGACCTACGGTCATTTCATCCATATTCTTTTCGTCTTCGCTAACTGGAACTAGAGCAGGAAGGGAATCAATAATAATAAGATCAACAGATTTAGACTCACAAAATTTAATGGCTGCTTCATAAGCTTCTTCCATAATATTTGTTTCTACAATAAGTACACGATCTGTGTCTACGCCGCACATCTCTGCGTATTGAACATCAAAAGGTTCTGCAGCAACCCAAACTGTTGTAAAATCTGGATCTTTGGCTTGGTTGGCTGCAACGGTCTTAAGAGCAATTGCTGTCTTGCCATTAGACGCCTCACCAATAATTTCTGTCCATTTATTAATAGGCCAGCCACCGCCGAGAACAACGTCTAGTGTTAAAGAGCCTGTTGTAATACGTTTTGGTATAAGCGCATCGCTAGCGCGTACAACCATGTCTGCTCCATGTTTTTTATTAAGAAGAGCAGCTATTTTAAGTACTTCAGCATTTAAAGCCATTATTCAATACGTCCTATAATCTGTTGTGGATTAAAGTTATTTCCCGTTGATATTTGTTTAGAAGGTGTAGCAGGCGACGAACTGTCTGACGGCATTCCTCCCCCACTACCTGATTGTAGCAGTGGATATCCACAATCGTAACACCGCTTAAGGTTGGTACCTTGAGGTGCCATATAGTTACCAGAAAAACATCCAGGACATTTATCTACTTGACGAGAACTTTGTGCTTTAACTACTAAAGCATCCTGATCTGAGTCGTACCTAACAGGGGTGCTAGAAACGTTGCCTTCCGGAACGTACCTAACGTTAGGTAAAGGAGAAGTAGGCGCACTTGGTCGAAATTCCCTTGGAACATCTCCGTTTAATTTTTTAGACCACCAATCAGACATTTTCGTAACCTTCCTTTATTAACCCTAAATCAAATAAAGCTGCTAAACAAGATACCGCTGAGGAAAAAGAAACAAAGTTAAACATTTGAGTTAAAGCATTTATAAGTTCTTTTTCAGGCATCTCTTCTCCATCTTCCATAGCGCTGTGGAAATAAGACATAGCGCTAACTTGTGCTGAAACCATAGCATGGCTTTCAACAACTGGAAATATTGGAAGAACCCTGTTTACACGAAGTTCGCTAGCGTTTAATTCCATCTCAGCAACGTCAGTAGATAGGTTAGTAAGACCCATTAGTACTGCTACTTGTTCAGGGTTTTTACATCCAGTATCGTAAATAATTTTACGTATTTGCGCAGTAGGTGACAAATTTGTTGTATCGATAGTTGGTTCACGTTTTTTACGAAAAAACTTCACTTGGCCTCTCCCCACCTTGTCACAGTTTTAACATCCGCAAGTAACGGTATGTTTAGTACCTGGATACCTTCCATAGCACCACGAATTGCTTCGGCAGTTTCCTCTACTAAATGATTAGGGGTTACAGTAACCAATTCATCATGAACTGTGAGAATTAAACTTGCCTCTTCTGGAATCATACTATAAGCCCTGACCATTGCAACTTTGATAATATCTGCTGCTGATCCCTGGATAACCGTATTAAAAGCTTGACGTTCGGCCCTGGAGCGCTTCCACATCTCCCGTGAACGTAAATCTGGTAGGTACCGGCGACGTTTTAACAGAGTTGTTGCATAAGGTACGGGGGCTTTACTACGACTTTCAGAAATTACTGAACGTTTGTACCTGTCTATAGACGGGAACTTGGCTGAGAACCCAGCCAATAGTTCTTTAGCCTCTGTTACAGAGCACCCGATTTGATCTGCAATTTTGTCTGGTCCTACGCCATATGCCATAGCCAAAACCAATACTTTTCCAGCTTTGCGGTCTACTCCCATGGTATTACCTACAGTCGTGTAGATATCTCCACCTTCTAAATAAGAACTAGTCATAATGCGGTCTTTAGAAAAAGATGCAATAACACGAGGTTCAATCTGGCTATAGTCAGCAACAATCAGTGAATGGTTTTCTGGAGCTATAAACAAGTTACGTATAGCTTTACCGTTTGAGGTGTGAGGAGCAGGAACGTTTTGAAGGTTAGGGTTACGGCTTGAGAACCGCCCTGTTTCAGCACCATATTGAACAAAATCGGTGTGCACACGTCCGTCTAATAATAGGGCCTTCTTAGCAACAATCTTACTTTTACCGCCAGTTGTGCGAGTAATGTCTCCGCCCAAATATGGAATTACATAAGTAGTAAGAAGTTTATTTAAATCTGAATACTTAATAAGTCCGTCTACCAAAGGGTCTTTACCTGCCAGAGCGTTTAAAGCTTGTTCTGATACTGAGAAATCAGTTACAAAAGTTTCTTCTCCGCTTTCAAGTTTCTTTTTACCGTTTGTAGTAGGTATTTTAGGTTTCAAACCACGTCCACCTGCTTTTTTAGGTGAGTAAAGAAGTTTTTGTTTTTCTTGAACACTGTTTAAGTTAAAAGATTTACCAGCAACTTTATAGATCTCTGCTTTGCATTCTTCAAGTTGCTCTTCAAGACTTTCCTTTAGGACCTTTAAGGAAGAAACATCTATGTCTGCTCCACGTAATTCCATGCTGCAGATAACTTCAAGAACGTCCATTTCTAATGCAAATAATTTGGTAAGTTTATCTTCATTGAGGCGATTTGAATATCGCTTCCAAAGTTTCCAAGTCCATTCAGCATCAAGACCGGCATAAGTAGCTACTTCATCAAAACTGTGTGCTTCAATTTCTTTACCTACTCCTTTGACCATATCGTAATTAAACTCACGCTTAAGACAATCATCCAAGCCCAAGCCGTTACGAGATTGATTGTCCAGTACAAACGAGGCGTTGAGCGTGCACGCGTAAGGACGGTTTGGCAACCCTCCAACGTATTTTGCAATACTTTGAAGATCGAACTTAACATTGTGACCTACCTTAACTTGATCGCTAAAAAATAAAGGCTTTAAAGCTTTAAATACTTCCCCAGGAGTTAATTGTTCAGGGGCTTCTGTAAATATCTTAGTGGCTTTACGCCCGTCTTTACTGTAATCCTGAGGACGTATTTGTAAACCTTTTGATTCACGAAGTACCGCTGAAGGTAGCAATGGGTACTCGGTGCGAATGTAGTCACCATTTGGGTGACCCATAGGTATAACATCTACGCGGCCTTCTGTAGCCAATGCAATCCATACAACAGCATTTTGGCGTGGGTCTCCACGGTGCGGGCCTGACGTTTCTACGTCAAAAACAAATTCATCTACTTGTGAGTAGGCATCAACAACTTCTTTAAGTTGATTGGTATTCATAACAATATTCATAAACTCTCCATATAAAAATGTAGGGTGCTAAGCCAAGGAGGGGTAGACCTAGCACCCTACGGGGTGGGATTTCTTAGTCTTCAGGTATTTCGCGTGCAATCTCGGCAAGCTCAGTCTTGGTAGACATACGCAGTGCTTCAGGTCCAAGTGGCGTTAAGCCGGACATTGCTTCCGCGACCTCTGCTACATCGAGATCCCAGTCTTCGGGTAAATCGCGTTCCTTAACAGGCATGATCGAGTAAGTGGTCTTTGGACCTACTCCCGACTTGCTAACCGCCCAGAACATTCGATCTAGGGGTCCTGTCTTTGGATCGCTATTTAGCTTTTCCAATTGACCGCACAGGCGAAGTCCTACAGTCATCATCTGAACTGCTGGTTCTTCTTCCATCAAGTTAACAATGGAGAATGCAAACTTGTTTTCTGGCTTGTTACCTGCACGACATAAAGGACACTGTGAAGTGCCAAGGCAAACGAATGACTTTTTGCCCTGACGCTGTACCCAGTGCTGTGAGAAACTCATTGGTTCTGGAGAGAGAAACTTAATGAGTTGAACATCTTCTTCAAACTTGAAATCAGATGCGTATGACTTGCTGACTTTAGCTGCAACTTTCTTTGCTGCTGCCCAGCCAACCTGAATTACTGACGAACGTTCTGCTGATTCGTCTTCGTCTTCGTCTTCAAAAACATCTGCTGCTTCTTTAGCAGTTGCTTCTAAATCGTCATCCTCTAAGTAAGAGTCGACGTCTGTTACATTGCGGCGTGTTGCCATGGTAGTACTTCCTTTGTTATGGCCATATGGCGTTTTGGTTATTCGGTTTCTTGGTTATGAATCTTAACCCAGTTCTCGTAAATTTCCAACGAGAGATCTGGATGTCGATCCCAGTCAATCCGAGGGGCCTCTAAGAGACCTCTGGACTGAAAGCTTTCTATTGCACTTTCAATCATAGCACGACTATACATGCGCCACCCCGGTTTTTTCTTTTCACCTACGATAATGGACTTTAGCCGGTACGGTGCGCGAGGAATATACCCTTTACGTTCCCATAAACGAATAGTAACTAAAGGCCTACCAAGTGCGTTTCCAAATGTGCCAGCACTAAATAGTTCTACTTTATTTCCACTACCCAAGGTTTTTATTTGAGGTTTTGCATCCCACGCTTCTAAGTCTTTTGCTTGCCTTTTTTTACGCTCTACCTCAGGATTTATTGGGCGACGTTTTTTCTTAGAACCGGGATAAAACTCATCAAGAGATCTAAACAATTCCTCAATTGAATCATCTGACATATATTACTGTGCCCCCATCACACGCTTAAACGTATCAATAGCAATAAACGCTGCGCCCATACTATCGTCTTTGCGTTTAAAAAGAATTGGATCCCACACTTCTAAAGCTTGAGCAACTAATGCAAGTAACTTTTCTTCTGTTAGCTCTTCCATTTATGCTTATCCTTTAAGTGCGCAAGTAAATCTAATACTTCGTCAAATGCCGATTCACAATATGAACATAAGTGCAAATTGTTAAGATATTCTTCTTTCATCCTAGCCATAGTTACTTCTTCATTAGTACAAAAGCTGATGTTACAGACTTAGGGAATATGGTGTCAAGTTCATCTTCATTGATAAGCCCTTCGTACATACACTTAAGTACTTGTTCTTGATCAAGCACAGGCTTAGTTTCAAAGCAGCGCTCTGCTAAACCTTTATCTGTAAGAATGGAAAGGGCTGCTTCTTCGTCAATTTTTTGTGTTACACGACGCTGACGCTGCATACCTACGTATCCATTATATTCAGGCATGTCGTACCACATGTGGCCTTTATCGTCTTCTAGACCGTTTGCTTCAACAAAAGATGAAAGTTCTTTTTTAATCTCATTTTGACGAGCAGTTAAATCATCAATGTTACGTTTTAAAAGTACATACTCTTTGTACATATTATCTAAACTTGATTGACTGTAATCGTCAGGCGTAGGTAAATTAGTTTTACCAATTACTTCAGGCATATTTTCTCCATTAGTTATATCGTGTGTAGGAACTTGCGAAGGGATCCAACTGTAAGCTTTAGGCCACCAGCGTCGTCTAACCCCTCACCGTCAATAATAGCATTAGCTACTGACATTTTTTGTTGAAGCATAGCATATTGCCGTTCTTCAATAGAACCTTTTATTAATATGTCTTGAATTACTACGTGTTTCCAGGTGCTGGAAGCTCGTCGTATGCGTCCGTTTCGCTGTAGTGCCAAACCGGCGTTCCACGGTAAATCGTAGTTAATAAGAAGATTAGCTTGCGGCAAATCAACACCATAGCCGCCAGCATCAGAACTAACAAGGATGCGAGTAGCAGGATTAGTTTGAAAATCAACTTTAGCCTCCTCTTTTTCTTTTGCGTTCATTTTACCAGTATAAGTCTGTACTCCAAACATTGCCAAATCTTTAGCAATTAAGTCAGTCATAGCTACAAAACTGGTAAAAATTACAAGTTTGTTTTTTGGGTCTGAGGTTAAGAATTCAATAACAGTTTCTTTAAGAATCTCTAGCTTAGGGGTTTTTAGTACGCGGTCTAAACGTCCATCTAAAAGTAACTCTCCAGCATACTTAGACCCTTGTATGCCTAAAGGATTAGAGTTGTACGTCGTACCACTAGTGCGAACTAACGATGGATGGTCACAAAGCATACGTAAGGCCGTAAGTTTAGACATAATTCGCCCTTTAATCTCGTTAATAGTTGGGTCATATACAGACTCTGAAAAAATATTAAAGTCCGTAAAACTGTCTACAGCCTCATCTAAGTCTGTAATAAGTTCGTCAACGATACTGTTGTATACAGACTGCGTGGCTTTATCAAAAGGAACAATAATTGGAGAAGCAGTAATTGTTTCAGGAAGGTACGGGGCTACATCTTCGTCGCTTTGGCGTTTACGTACACATGCCACAGACATGCGTTGAGTCAATGCCGGAAGGTTTTTATACCTCTCTACTCCTCCAAAGTAATTACGAACAATATAATTTTGATCAAATGTTCCAAAGCTGCCCAATACTTTAGGGTCTACAAATTGCATAATGCTAAATAGTTCTTCTGGTTTTCCGTTTTCTACTGGAGTTCCAGTTAATGCAAACGTGTAAGGAGACTTTAATTTTTTTACTTCTTTTGACCTTTTAGACTTAAAACTCTTTAAAGCAGTAGCTTCGTCAGCTACAATAAATGACCGAGGAAGTTTTTGTACTTCTTTATAATCATTAAC